CTCCTGCGGGCCAGGGCGTTGGATCGGGAGCCCCAAAAAGCTCTTGACCCATTGGCCACTTGTATGTGCAAGAGTTGTCACCAAAACCTGCTTCTCTTCCAAAAAATCCATGGTTTGGGTTACCGCCAATCCATTTTTGGATAAAGGTTCTCTACAAGCATTCCAAACGGAGGCCAGATCGGCATAGGTGCTCTTGAAATGAGGATTGGTACTATCCTTGATTGCGTGGCTCATCTCTCCTTGAGCCTTTGCGAGCGCTCCCATCAATTCGTTAATTTGCTCAGACTGATTCATAATGTCCTTCATAAAGTTCTGCCCCTTCTTGTTCTCGTTCTCTAACTTTCAACCACTCGTATGATTCGTACGACATCGGTACGCTATCTTCATCTACAGAATCCAAATAGATGAAATATTCTTCCTGGACCATATCGACCCATCCCTCACTTACCCTCATAGCGCACCCTCCTAAATTGTTCCAGGTGATGCAAAAAAGATTTCAAGGCGATGCTTGTTTCATGCAGAGAAAATGCAAGATATTCCAGATGGGACTTCATCTCGGAAAGATGGTGTTCTAGATCTTCTTGTTGATGAAAATTGGACGTGTATGTACTATCTTTTTCTAATAACATCTGTGTGTGACTTTTGTTATTGTTTATTCCTTCCTCCCTAAGTTGTTGCTTAGGGGGGCTTTTCTAATGTATACCCCACATTTCCAGCTTTAGCAACAGTCCTCGAAGGTATCTGCGTTAATCACGGTCTTATGCGAGATACCCATATCCTAACATCCCTCTCTATTTAAAACAATGACAAATGTCACGTTCTTAGATGACAGATGCCACATTGACTATAAAAAATGTATGTGCTAAAATAGGAGGCATAATATTTTTTGGAGCATAATGCATCTCGACCGATACATGGTAATTAATAAGATTAAAAATCGAAAAATGGCCCATTTAGTGAAGTGTGACCCCTCCACAATCTCCAAATACAGATCGGGAACACGCAAACCTGACTCCACTAGAGGACTAATGATCGAGAAGGTTACAAAAGGAATCGTCCGCCTACAACATATGATCAAATTCTGGGAGTCCAAACAACATGAACGAGAACAACGGGGAGTGGCCCGAGAAATAAAAATGAACCTTAACATCAAATAAAGGGACTCCAAACGCTATGAATGAACGCTTAGAAAAAGAGGCGGAGTTGAAATCCGTCCTTTCCTTAATATTTAAAGAATTTGATAGGAGAAATCTTTCCTTTGAGTTCACGGTGAATGTGTGCTGTAATCTTTTAGCCGCAGAACTTAGTATCCGCAATATACCCGAAGAAGGAGTGGAGAAAATTTTTGAAGTAATTAGAAATATAATTAAAGATGATAAAATCCTTTTTAAAAAAAATGGCCTCTTTCATGAAAAATAAAAATGATAAACAAAACAAGGAGGAATTTTATAAGGAGGTCGATGTCGTTGCAAGTTGGCTTCTAACTGGATTACATAGAAAAAGGGTCCCTCCTTCCGTGGGAACCGTTGCTTTAATGCAAGTCCTCGCGTCTGTGATCGGTTCTCGAGGAATCCCTCCAGAGCTGAGGAAAGAAATTTTTTCTTATATCACTTGGTTTTCTGAGCTGTCTCAAGAAGAAAATAGCAAAATAAAAAATAAGTCTTAACAAAAAACTTCGCTTCCCCCATGAATGGGTAGTGAGGTTCTATGATCGAAATATCTGTCCCCTTTCCCCCCACTCCCTGGCAGGCTCCCAAAAGATCGGGGCGCATGTTCTACGATTCCAAAGAGCCAGAAAAGAGAGCAGTGCGCTTCTTTATAAGGGCGGCTTATTCCTACAATCCCCTCACGGACTACACGGCTCTAGAATTCAAATTCATCTTCAAGCCTCCGTCCTCCGCTTCTAACAAAAAAAAAGACCAGATGTTGGCCGGAGAAATCATACCTACGAGGTGCGACTGCACCAATCTACAAAAACTCTATGAAGACTGCCTAAAAGGAATTGTGATAGACGATGATAGAAAAGTAGCAAAAATATTTTCAGAAAAGATATATGGAGAAAAAGACGAAGTGCGAATAAGAGTTTTTACTCTGGAAGAATACAACAATGCTCATTGTATCCGAAGAATGTGAAGGGAATTTCTATGTAGATCTGATCTTGTACCCAGAGGACCTTCGCGCTATCGAAAGAAATGAAATGGTGACAGGGGAAACTTCCCTAAGACATCGTAATTATTATTTAGGAATAAGGTTAAAAGGGAATTGGGATGAAGAAGAAAAGCCAGAAGGGGAAGGCCAAGATTAACAAGGTTTTCCATGAATTTAAAGAGGGGAAATTACACAGCGGATCTAAAAAAGGGCCAGTAGTTACAAACCGCAAGCAAGCCACCGCGATCGCTTTAAGTGAGGCCCGCAAAAAAGGCGCCGCGATCCCCAAAAAATGATTAAAATATTATTTAACAATATATTTTTTATTGTTATACGTTGAGGATGTAAACAAATTTTTAGGAGCTCCATGAAGCACAAGAAAGAACAGCACGAAGAAAAACACGAGAAAAAACATCACGAAAAGAAGTCGGAAAAGCACCACAAAGAAAAAGCTGCGCACCACAAAAAAATGATGAAACACAAAGCTAAGTAATCATGGACAAGCTGATAAAAAAGGGATTCGAGAAGGTCAAGAAGACGGCAACCCGACAAGAAAGGGATTTGGTCAAAAAAGACATCATGCGGGACAAAAAATGCGACAAAGCAAAAAAGATGGCAAAACGCAAATAGACCTTCCGTGCCGCAAGGTTACAAATCTCAATCACGGCAATTTTATCATTAATCACAAGATGATTCTCTGTGCCGTCTATGCAGGACTTGCCGCAAAAAGAAGGTTCGATTTCTGTGCTAATAGTGGCGCAATCAAAAATTGCTGATAAGAAAACGGGAAAGCCTCGTCTCCTCAAATACTCCGATGTTCCAACAGACGAACACAACTGGGTATTAGATTTAGAATATATGCCCATCCCCTATGACATTCTCTTCCTGAAGATAAAAGATCATCCTAAACCCAAATCTGGATGGTGGACAGGGATAACTTGGAAAGGTTTGATGGTCAAAAAAGAAGACGAAGTCCTAGCTTGGAAAAGGAATCAAAACTTTGGATAGCGAGTACATAGAATATACCATCAAAATAAAAGATGAAAACTACACCCTGAGCGAAAAGGATATCCACTACGGATCCCTCCTCCTTAGTCGCTGTGATGATTTCTTAATCGAAAAGATCCACGCTGTCATGGAAAAATTCCCCAAAGATTCCTTGGACCAGGGAGGTCCGGAGATCACCATTACGGTAAAGATGGTGTGGCAATCTTAATCTTTTAAACACAAGACATAAAAATTCCTTTTCTGTTATGCATTAAGAACAAAGGGTTAAAGAAAATATATGTCAGAAATAGAAGATAAGAAACTAATGGGGAGACCTCCCAAACAGATCGATTGGAATCTCTTCGAAGACCTATGCAAAATACAATGCAGTCAGCAAGAAATAGCAAATATGCTCCATATCAATAGAGAAACCTTGAGGATCAGAGCTAAGGATCACTATAAAGAGGATTACCAGGCCATCTTTGAAAGGTTTTCTGACGGCGGGAAAGTTGGATTGAGGCGCACACAGCTAAAACTTGCTCAAAGACACGCGGGAATGGCCATATTCTTAGGTAAAAATTGGTTAGGCCAGAAAGACAGTGATCCCACAGTGCAATTATCTCCTGAAATGACAACTCACTTCGATGCTCTCATGAATCAGCTGAAAACGAATCAGGTGGCAACGACCTCCTTCGACCCTCCGCATCCCATTTCTTAACGGTGTGCTCGCAGCTAAGGCGAATATTGTCTAAAAGCCTTTCTCTGGATTCCTCATAGACGTAATCGTATAAGAAATTTGAAAGCGCCGAGACGATCATCACAACCTGCAATCTTGGCTCGTATCCTCCCAGAACGGCATCAACGAGAAGCATTCCTTCCGTAGCTGCATCATGCAGATCATCGGGGAAATCTCCGACCGAAGTAAATTCTGGCATCATAAACCTTTCTTAAAAATATTTAATATGAGTAGCATGGGGTAATAGAGATCGGCATTGGTAGCAAAGGAGAATTTCACATGCTCGGGAAGTCTGTCAAACTGGGAAACTTGGGCGTCAAGCTGCTCAATAAGCTCTTCTCTAGTCAAGCCTTTTGGCTCGCCATCACTCTGTTCTTCGGGTGTTATATGCTCGGCATCATCTATCTTTTGATCACGGGCATGATTTCTTCCGACAGCCTCCATACGTAAAAACTCCTTTAATTCCTTTATGCAATTGTTAGCACCAAAGCAAATAAAATTCATTGAAGAATCTACTAAAAAAATAAATATAGCCCACGGATCAGTGCGATCAGGCAAGACCATGGCTATCACATTCCGTGTGATGCAAGCTGTCAATGAGTGTCCGGACTCTCAGATCTGGTTCATAGGGCATACCGCGTCGACCATCTATGATAACGTGATCCGGCTGATCCTAGAAGAAAGACCACCCAACACGCCTGACCCACTGGCAGTATTTCGTCCCAGGTGTAGGTGGTTGGCAGGTAAGAGAGAGATGTCTTTCGTCGACTCAAAAGGAAGAGTAAAGAATATCTCCACGATCGGGGCCAAAGATTCAGGCGCTGTCGGTGCTATCCAAGGGAAAACCATGTCAATTGTGTATTGCGATGAGATGACTTTGTATCCCACAAACGTAATCGAGATGATCTCAACTAGGATCTCCAACCCTCATTCTATCCTATTTGCCACCATGAACCCATCCTATCCTACCCATACTCTCAAGAAGTGGATAGACAGGGCGATAGCAGGGGATAAGAACTATTATCAAATGCATTTCCATCTCGATGATAACCCCTTTGTAGATGACAACTACAAGGAGCAGGTCAGGAACAGCTTGTCAGGGGTGTATTACAAGAGACTTTATCTAGGAGAATGGACACTTGCTGAAGGTGCAATCTTTGATTTCTTCGATCGAGACATCCATGTTGTCTCCAACCCCCCTCGCGCGGCAGATTATTGGGTGGTGGGCATCGACTATGGGACCAATAATGCCTTTGCTGCCGTGTTGATCGGTGTCAACTGCGGGCTGTATACCCAAGACAAACCCATGATGTGGGCTGAGAAAGAATACTACTGGGATTGCAAGGAGCGGGGATATCAGAAAACAAGCTTTGAGTTAGCTGACGATTTGAAGAAGTGGCTCGAGCCTTACGGAGTTAAATCCATCTATCTAGACCCAAGTGCGGCGAACTTTCGTCTAGATTTGCAGCGAAGAGGATTGCACCCCGTCAATGCAAACAATGAAGTGATCGACGGGATAAATAAGACAATCTCCCTTGTCAAAGAAGGAAGGTTGTTCATTTGTGAGGACTGTGAAAACTTGATCCGCGAAATGGAATCTTATGTCTGGCATCCTAAATGCGTGGAGAAAGGGGAAGATGAGCCATTGAAGGTGAACGACCATGCCGTAGATGCTCTAAGATACGCCGTGCATACCCACAATCCGCCCAGCTTCGACGCTCAGAACAATTGCCGCACTCTAGGCCATCAGAATAGGGAGAGAGAAAAGAACTGGAGGCACCCTAATGATTTTGGGTTTAGGTGAAGGCGTACATGTGTTGTGAACTTTCTAGTGTTTACATCGGTCTTTTCTTCTTCCCCCTCCTCACTTCCCTTTTTAGATCTTTGGAACCAATATAGATTGGATCAGGATTGGAGGTGTTATGGATCTCTTTGAACATCTCGAAATATTCTCCGATCGATCCGCAGTGTCGGATTTTGTGAGAGCGGGGGACGATTTTCTTTAGGAACAGTTCTCTATTGAAAGCCTTACAATCTAGGAGAAGTGTAAGAGCCTTTGTGAACCCCAGGGACTCTGCGTATTCGTGTGGAGGTGCCTTCCCAACCTCATGTTTCGCATGGATTTTTACCTTATCCACGACTGTTTTTATATATTGAAGTTTCTCGAGAATAAAAGGGAAAACCTCATCGGCGTTTATCCTAAATATTCCCTGGCGGATCTTATCAAAATGTCTCCCTGAATCTGCCCCCGAGAGGGAAAGGAAATTGGTAACGGTCAGTCTGTTGGTTCGACAGAAATCCATGATTTTTTTGAACAGGTCGTTACCCAGAGCGGCCCAAAAATGAAAATGGTTTGCCAACACCCAGTCTTTCCTCGTGGTTTGGATGAGGTAAATGTCTTGCAATTCCATACCTACAGCGATTACGTACCACACTCTTTCTTTGGCTAGCATGGCCCCTTGTAACGTATGTTGACCATCTAACACCTGCATCTTTTCATTAACTAAGATGGGACGGTACTTCAGGAGGTTTTTTTTGAGTAGTGACGCGGCTAGCTTTTTGACGTGGAGTGGAAGGATGGCCCGGTTGGCATCCAGCACCTTAAAACGGGAATAATCTTCCGTAACGTACACAACAACACTGGTATCGGGGATATGCTCCATACTGTCTCCAAGTAAGATTTAATTTTCATACCCGTGTTAGAGTATTTTAAATTTTACTTCAATAATAAAAAAATATTTTAATTTATGAGCGTGAGATGAGGAGAGAGGGGGATGGGAGGGATAGCGTAAATAAATTATTTAATGATACATTTGCCTTTAGAATAATAATCATTATTTTAGGGGCACCTTGTCTTTCTACTATCCTCCGTGGAACAATGCGATTGAGCCGAATCAAGGGAATGTCAGACAGTGGCTCGATAACCTGTACAGCAAGTTTCAGCCGATCGAGCAGGCTCGCTGGAACCAAAGTAATGTGGATACTCTCTTCTATGCTGGGTCACAGACTTTTATCAACCGCTATTTTAATTTCACTCCTTCTTTCAGCTATCAAAATTTTTATTTCAATCTTCTTCAGCAGCCTGTGAATATGGTGACGGGCTATCAGCGCCAGCACAGGAAGGGATTCAACTATATCCCCTGTGAGGGAGCGGACCCACAGACGACCGACCAGTATACGCGCCTGATGACACACGTGGCCAATTCCGAAGGGATACACGAGCAGTTCTCACGAGCCTGCGAGCAGGCTTGCATCACGGGAATGGTTCTTTTGCAGCCATACCTTGATTACAACACAAGTGATCCAGCACAAGGTCAATTAAAGCTGAAGTTGTGGGAGTACAACTCATTTCTAGTAGATCCGTATTTCCGCAACTTTGACATGTCAGACGCGCAATTCGTCTGGACTCAAGAGTACATTTCAAAGAAAGAAGCGGAATTCCGGTTCCCAGATAAAATTGAAAACATTGCCCCGATGGCGGGAACACCCCAAAGATATGGTAGCTTCTATTTTCTCCCAGAGAACTACAACATGGCACGCAATGACCTCATGGTTCTTTCGTATGTATGGTACAAATGGAAGAGGAAAAAGAAAAGGCTATATTCACAAAAAAGAAATCAGTTCTTCGACTTTGCCGGGGGGCAAGAACAACTAGATCAGATTCTCTATGCGATCCCCGATCTAGAAGAAGTTACGGTTGATGCTCCCTGTTGGAAATTAGCGGTGGTGCTCAATGATCAGCTTATGTTTCAAGGTGACAATCCTCTGGGCTTTGACGATTGCCCTTTTATACCAGTTTTTTGGAATTATGAACCCCACATCAACTATTATGATCTTAGATGTCGCGGTTTGGTGCGTACCATGCGTGATAGCAACTATCTGCTCAATAGACGCATCATTATCAATCATGACATCTCGGAAGCCACTATCAACCAAGGATGGAAACGTAAAGTAGGGGCTGTTGCCAATGAAGACAACCTCAAGAAGTCGGGCCAGGGCTGGGACGTGGTCATCAACGAAGGCTACGAGCTCACGGACTGTGAAAAGATATTACCTTCGGCGGTTCCTGAATCTGATTTTGCTCTGGCAGATCAATTACGATCTCTTATCTTTGGTACTTCAGGTGTGGATCTAGAAAACTGGTCCGGACAAAACGACAAACAAGCGTCCACTCTCACCACTCTCATCAAGCAAGCCGCCAATCTCATGGTGCTCCAGAAGTACTTTGATCAATGGGATCAATCCCTAAAGTATGTGGGGGAAAGACTCTTGCAGATTGTCTTAAATAACTGGAATGCGGAGAAGGTGGGGCTTCTGATCGGGGAAGAACCAAGTCCTTTTTTCTATTCTAGGATTTTCTCCAAGTTTCAAGTCTTGGTCGAGGAAGGGGATTTAACCCCAACGCAGCAGAATATGCAAGCTCAATCTCTAATGGATATCAACTCAGCATTTGGAAGAGAAGTATTCCCGCCTTCTATGATTGTTCCCCATCTCAATATCACTGGGAAGGCAGAAGCTATCCAGTTCTTGCAACAGCAGGAACAGCAGCAAGCTGCCATCCAGCAGGAAGCTACAAACATCCAACATACTTTTGAAGAAGCTAAACTTAAGGAGTTATATGCAAGAGCAGCAAATTCTATCGCGGCAGCGAAAGAAAGATACGGACGATTTGAGTCAAATATTGGCCTATTGGAAGAAAGAATGGCGGAGGTTAGTAAAAACCGCGCGCTCTCAACTAAGGCGAAAATGGAAGCTTTGGAAAAAATGGTGGATGTCATTGGGCGTTTTGGGGAAATAGAGACCTCTTTGAAGATGGCACAGATTGATTCCTATGATTATAAAGAAAAAGCCATCGAGGATTCAGAGAAACAACAGGCTCATGAAGAAGCCGCCTCTAATGAATTTCTTTCCAAATTGATGAATTCCGCGGGGGCGCTAGGTGCTGGGGTTCCTCCTGAAGAGGGAAATTATGAGCCCGGAGAATAGTCAAAAACTCCTAGAGATTTATCCCGGGCTCTTTTCACATCCTAGGGAGCTCGAGCCTTTGAGTCTATTCGGGTTCGAGTGTGATGACGGCTGGTTCGAACTTCTCAAAGAATGTATCACGGCTATAAAAAAGTATTCC